GAGGCTAACATAGCTTCTCAAATAGAACAGATGATTAAACCTACTTCTGTTACCTTAACAATTGGAGAACCAGTTGCTGTTGTAGAATCTTAAATATGAAAAGAAAAAAGTTTAAAGACACCAAGGTAGGTCAGTTTCTATTAGGGAAATCAGGAGTAGTTAATTCTATAGCTGAAGTTCTGCCTGATAAGGGCTTATTAGGTATGGTGAAGAATCTTATAAAAGGTGATAAAGAATTATCTCCTATAGACAAAGAAACTGCTCTTAAATTGTTAGAGCAAGATATGATTGAGATGCAGGAGGTTACAAAACGATGGGTTGCAGATATGGCATCTGATTCTTGGCTGTCAAAAAACACTAGACCATTAAGTTTGATATTCTTAACAGTGATGACCATGGCTTTAATATGGGTAGATAGTCACAACTATGTGGACTTCACGGTTAGTGACGAATGGATAGGATTGCTAAAAACATTAACAATAACAGTATATGTGGCATACTTTGGATCAAGAGGAGCGGAAAAAGTAGGTCATATAGTAAAAAAGTAAATAAATCACGTAATAATAAACTTAACAATCAAATTAAATCAATTAAATTAAATGGAATTCAATTTACCTAGTCAGATCGTAAAAGATCTAAGCTTCGGAAACGAAGGTAGAAACAAAATAATGTCCGGTGTCGATAAATTAGCAAGCGCAGTAAAGTCCACATTAGGGGCTTCTGGAAAATGCGTGATATACGAAGACGCCATGGGCCGACCGGTTATAACAAAAGACGGAGTAACCGTTGCAGAAAGCGTAGTCTTAATGGATCCGGTCGAAAATATAGGTGCAACCCTTATAAAGGAGGCGGCTAGTAATACAGTAAGGGAAGCAGGTGACGGTACTACAACAGCTACCGTTATTGCGTCTTCTTTATTAAAGAACATAAACGAATACAAAGGTGAAGCACAAATTAGAGATATTAAAAGAAGCGTTGATAAATGTCTTGAAGAAATTACTGTTTACCTTGATAATACCCGGATTGAAGTTGAGGGTGATATGCTACAACAAGTTGCTTACATTAGCTGCAACAACGACGAAGAACTTGGAAGCAAGATTGGAGAGGCGTTCGAAAGAGTTGGTAAGACTGGAGTTGTTTTAATGGAAGACTCTGAAACAAATGAAACATATGTTGAGTTTGTTGAAGGAACACAGTTTGAATCAGGTATAAAATCTACACATCTATTAACAGACAAAGATAAAGGTGTTGCTGTGCTAGAAGAACCGTTGGTTTTAATAGTTAGTTCACCTATACCTAATATACGTAGAATACAAAACATATTAGAGCATGTAGTTAAAACTAAACGAAGCTTATTAATTGTAGCTCCACTTGAGCAGCAGCCATTCGCTACGTTATTAGCAAACAAAGTTAAAGGTAATATAAAGGTCAATATTGTGGATCCTCCAGGGTTTGGACCAACTAAAGCAGATACATTACAAGACTTAGCTATCTTAACAGGTGCTACGGTCGTAGATGAAGAGCTTGGTGACGACTTAGACCTTTTAGATGTTAATGTACTAGGTGAAGTTTTAAAGTCCGTTACAGACGCTAAAAACACTATTTTACAAATCAAAGATAGTACTTTAGATTTAACAGAGCGCATCGAAGAGGTTAAAGTTAAGATCGACAAAGAAACAAACGCTTACATAAAAACAAAATTAGAAAAAAGATTGTCTATGCTGACTGGTAAAGTTGGTGTTATTAAAGTAGGTGCTGATTCAGCGGTTGAACTGAAAGAAAAAAAAGATAGGGTTGATGATGCACTACACGCTACGAAAGCAGCTTTAATAGAAGGAATAGTAGCGGGCGGCGGAATTGCATTATTAAATGCTTCCAACAAGATCAAACCTAAAGATGACGGATACAAGTTGTTATTAGATTCTATACGATCTCCTTATTACACCATACTAGATAATGCTGGTATTGTTGAAATCAAGAAGCAAGTTATAAAAAATAGAGGTATAGACGTTAAAACAGGTAAAGAAGTTAATATGATTAAAGCTGGTATTATAGATCCGGTTTTGGTTACAAAATCAGCACTTAAAAACGCTGTTAGTGTGGTAAAGACAATTATATCCGCAGATTGTATAATCTCAAACGTAAGATCTCTTGAAAGCAATTAATCACTTTATTATAATCGACAAAATTAAAGAAGCTCCGAAGACAGTAGGAGGACTTGAAATAACACAAAGCCAAAACCACGACGTTAGGTACTTAAAGGGTAACATAATTAGCGTAGGCGATAAAATAGATTTTCTTAAAGAAGGCGATGTTGTTAGATACGATAAACACGCAGGACACGGGATAGAGTGGAATGATAAATTGTATTTTGTAATTACGATAGGGGATGTAGTTTTAGTGGAATGAAGCTAGACTCAAGTGATTTAAGAGAAATGAATCTACTTAAGTATTACAGGCTTGTTAGAAAATGGGCCTGTAAAACTTATGACCTTAAAGACGCTGACATTGAATTATTAATATATTTGGATTGCAAAAAGCAATTTACACGTAATGATTTCATAGACGGTGTTTATACATACTCTTGGGATAAAGCAAGATGGGAGAGATTAAGAAGAGAGGGATGGATTGATGTTTGGAGAAAAAGGAATAGGACTACTATGAAGACTAATATATATAGTACCTCTTATAAATGTAAAAGTTTAATAAACAGAATTTACAGGATACTACTAGGAGAAGAGGATTTACCAACGTCTGCTAGAAGTACCTTTTACAAGAACAAAACATACACGGATAAGGTTTACAACAAAGCTATTGACGATATGATAAAAGATAAAGAAAGATAAACTAAAAACAATAAAATGGCAAACAACGGAAAAGGAATTGGACCAAACAGTTTAGGAGCAGGTAGGGGATCTGTAACATCACCAGCAAAACAAAAAATGGTTGCAGCAGAAAACATGACTGTCTCTGAGAAGAAGAAAATGAAAGACAACTCTGTTTTTGGACCCGATGGAAAAAACGTTGCTTTACCTCCGTACGAAAAAAAGAAGTTAGTGAAAGGGAGCAATAAGAAAGATGAAAAAACACCAAAACCAGCCCCATCACCAGCTAAAATTAGAAAAGCACTTTCTACTAAAGTGACCAAGCCAAAGCAACCGGGTGATGAAGGTTATGTAAAACCTAAAGAAACCAGTAAGTTTATGCGTAAAGCGGGAACGCGCGCTTCAGGAGGCGGTCAAGACAGAAAAGTATAATGGCATTCAAGCTTAAATCTCATAGTGATGTGTTTGGTATTCACGAAAAGACTTCTCAATTTGGAACACCTGTGATCGTTAAAGACGATTTAGAGGATGGAGTTGAAGCTGAAGCTAACAGAGACGGAACAATTTTCGTAAGCAATAAACTTTCTGATAAAGAGGTTGAGGGTGCTGTAGAACACGAAAAGGTTCACTTAGATCAACTAGCTCAAGGGAGATTACAATACTCTGAAGATTCTGTAACTTGGAAAAGAGATACAAGATCACCAGCAAGAGTTTACAAAAGAGCTACCATGAACGAAGGGCATCCTGATTTTGAATGGGAAAACGAAGCATATAAAAAATCATAATTATGGCAATAACATTTAGAGGTCAAGCTAGTGGGTTAAATAAAGAAACTAAAAGCAGGAATCAAGCTGGATTTCAAGACAAATCTGCAGCTGGCGACCGTCAAGGTGTTGGCGGAGAAGATGTATCTTTGAAACAAGCTATGAGTTCTTTTAATAAAAGAAATACGTCTCCAGCTAAAAAGATAGGCCCCCAGGGATTAGGGGTTAAAGGCAACAATGGATATAGTATAGGATCTCCTGCTAAAATTAGTAAAAACTTTTATGGAGGTGAAGCTTATTTTCAGGATGGTTACAGCGGTAATTTAGGAAGCCCTGCTAAAAAGACTTGTTTACCTATTACAGCAAGAGCTAAAAACTCACCACTTAAGATGAACCAAGCATTGGTTGACGGGGCTGCAAATACTAACAAGGAATTTGTAGACGTTGGATCTATTGTAGGAGGCGCTCTTAATCAACCTGATAAAAGTGCAAAAGGTAAAACCGCTGACTTAGCTCCAGAAAAAACAAAGGAAAAGCAAGAAGCATTAGATGTACCTAAAGCTAAAAAAATTGATACAAATTTAGGAGCCACTAATCCGATGGACGACATGGAAGCACCAACACTGAAATTTTAAAAACTAATAACTAATCACAATGGGAATTAAAGGTAGTAAAAACACGCCGATCACGGCAAGAGTAAGCACTGGCTTATTTAATCAAAAGAAAGGTGTGAAAGAACCTTTATTAAACGTTGGTCCTGCCGGCGTTCACGGAAACAATCAGACTAAAGATATTCCATCACCAAGTAAGATGAGAGGGTATTCTATGAAGGCTTCTCCATTTAAGCAGAACAATGATGATAAACCTGTAGAATCAACAAAAGTAGGTGTTAATGTTCTTAAAACTGAAACCGCTCCAGATACTGAAAAAGAAGTTAATGTTCCTGGAGAAGAAAAAACCAGAATTAAAACGGCGGCTGACGTAGGGGTGTCTCAAGAAGAAGTGAATGCTTACAATATGAAAACTTATGGCACGCTTAACCCAACTAAGGAGGGTAAAGCTAACAACACCATAGGTACTGGAGTATTTAAACCAGATACAAAGAAAAAAGAAATAGTTAAAGGAGAGACTACAACAAGCAATCAATTTACGGCAAACAAAACTAGAGATAAAGGTGATGCTCAAACTTCTTTAGACAGACGTAACACTGTTAGAGCTGGAAAGCATACAGCTAGAACTAAGAAAGCTGCTCAAAGGAAAGTTGATAGAAATCTACGTAGATCAGGAGCTATTGATCCTTCCACTATAAAAAAAGACAAAGATGGTAATGCTATAGAGGGTTCGGGTAAAAAATACAATAAAAGAGATCAAAGATTAAAAAGACAAGGGCAACAAGCGAAAGACAATTTAGCTGTTTCTACAGGTGAGAATGAAAGCGTAAAAAGACAGTCTAAGCAAAACATAAGTACTAAAAGTGGTAAAGATGTACTGGACGCAGAGAGAGACATGAAGTTAAGTGATGTAGGAGGAAAAACTGCACAAGATAAAGCTATTAAAGAAGGATCGGTAAATTCATCAAAGGCTATAAATTTTGCAGAGATAGCCAAAACAAAAGCTACAGATACTGAAAAACTATCTGGGGTGTTACCAAAGAAAACACCAGATTTCTTTAAAAAGAAGTCGCCTTTAAAAATGAAATACTTTAAATAATGGCATACCAGCAAGAACCTAAATCCCCAGTATTAAAAAGATGCTGGGAAGGGTATTCTCCAGTACCTGGTAAAAAGAAGGAGGAAAAAGGAAGTTGTGCAAAATCACCTGCAAAAATAGCGCCTCTATTGGCTATGGCTGGTAAAGCTGTAATCGGTTCTTTGGTAAGCAAAGCTGTAGATAAAGCGTCACCCGCTAAAAAAACAGCAGCGTGGACACGTAAAGAAGGTAAATCTAAAACTGGCGGTTTAAATCAAAAAGGTGTTGACGCTTATAAAAGAGACAATCCTGGATCTAAATTAAAAACAGCAGTTACAACAAAGCCTTCTAAACTTAAAAAAGGTAGTAAAGATGCTAAGCGTAGAAAATCATTTTGCGCCAGAATGGGTGGAATGCCTGGAGCTATGAAAAAACCTAACGGGGAGCCAACTAGAAAAAAGTTAGCTTTAGATAAATGGAACTGCTAATGGAATCAAAAGGACTAGGAGACACAATAGAAAAAATTACAAAAGCAACAGGGATCAAGGCTATAGTAGATAAGCTTCCTGGAGATTGCGGATGTAACAAAAGAAAAGAAGCGCTAAATAAAGCATTTCCATATACAAAAACCAAATAGTAACAATTAAATTAAATTATTATGAGTAAAGTAAAAGAATTAAATCAAGAAGTTAAATTAACTGAAACAGAATTAAAAGACTTAAAGACAATCGTTAATGATATCAACGAGGTGCAATTGCAGATAGGAGGTGTAGAAGCTCACAAGCATGAGTTATTGCATTCAATATCCATAAAGTCTGGCGCGTTGAAAGATATGCAGAAAAGTTTAGAAGAAATTTACGGAGCTGTTAATATTGACTTAAATACAGGTATTATTACTGATGCACCTAATTCGTAAGATAAGCATAGGAAAAGACTATAAGAATGACGCTATGCACTATTCTGTTGGACAGGAAGTGTATGGCGGTCATACTATAGCTCATATTTTAGAAGAGGAAGACAAGTACTCTATATATATAACAAAGAACGATTCTATAATGCCTTGGAAAGACTTCAATAAAAACATGTCTGTATCCATCGAGTATGATTTAAAATACTAGAATGCAGAGTGTTTTTAATTATTTAGTATCACCTAAAGGGAATAGAACCACAGGTTCTAAAGAAATAGAGGGACAAACATTATTACTTAATACAGATTTACAAAATCACAGCTATACTAATAGAGTGGGTACAATATTGAATCTACCATTAGTTGGCAATGAAGAGCTAAAAGAAGGTGACGACGTAATTGTGCATCATAATGTATTTAGAAGATTTAGAGATGTAAGAGGCAAGGAAAAAGATAGTAAGAATTATTTAAGCGAAGATGTTTATACTGTTCAAGCTGATCAAATATATGCGTTTAAAAGAGATGGTGAATGGAAAGCTCTGGAAGGATTCTGTTTTGTTAAACCTATAAAAGAAGACAAAATGTTTTCTGTAGATTTTGAAAAACCATTAATAGGTATTGTAAAATTTGGTAATGATGAAATTAAAGAAGAATCATTAGTAGGTTTTAAACCGAGTTCGGAATACGAATTTGTAATAGAAGGGCAGAGGTTATACCGAGTACCCGTTAATTCAATCACAATCAAATATGAATATCAAGGAAACGAAGAAGAATATAATCCAAGCTGGGCAAGTGGCAGTTGAAGAGCTGATAAAAGTTGCTAAAGAGCCTATAATAGATTCTGAAGACGACCTAACAGCTGATAAATTAAAAAATGCTGCCGCAACTAAAAAGCTAGCTATATTCGACGCCTTTGAAATATTAAACCGTATAGAAGAAGAGGAACGTATACTAGAAAATAAGCCAAGAAAAGAAATTGAAGCAGTCGAGTTTAAAGGTTTTGCTGAAAGGAAATCAAAGTAATGTATACTCAAAACTTATATAAGGTTGTAACACCTATAAAACTAACTACTATTTCTAGATTAAATAAAGGAAAGAAGTGGGATTATGGATACAACAAAGAGCATGATGTTGTTGTTATAAGTAAGACTGGGCAAATTGGGGAAATATATGAAATACAAAATCTTAGGATTGCTTTACCAAAAGCCCCTCCTAAAATAGACAAAAAAACAGACAGATGGGCGCCTGAGGCATATCCTAGGGAACTAAAGTCTATAACTAGTATATTTGACTGGAGGGATTATCCAGAAGAATTTAAAATCAAATGGGGGATATATATAGATGAGCAATTTAATAAAAGAGAAAACGGTCACTGGTTCAATAATAAGAATGTGGATACTTACATTACTGGTACTCATTTTATGTACTTGCAGTGGTCCAAGATTGATGTTGGGAAGCCAGAATTTCGAGAATCAAATAGATTATTCTATATATTCTGGGAAGCTTGCAAAGCAGACAAAAGGAGTTATGGCATGTGCTATCTCAAGAATAGACGTTCAGGATTTTCATTCATGGCGTCTGGGGAGGCAGTTAATATGGCAACCATATCAAGCGATGCACGATTCGGGATTTTGTCCAAATCTGGTTCCGATGCAAAGAAAATGTTCACTGATAAAGTTGTACCGATATCAGTCAACTACCCGTTTTTCTTTAAACCAGTACAAGACGGAATGGATAGACCAAAGACAGAACTTGCCTATCGTGTACCCGCCTCGAAGCTCACCAGGAGAAAACTCGACAATAATAAAGCTAAAGAAATCATATCAGGTCTTGACACCACGATTGACTGGAAAAACACCGGTGACAATGCGTACGATGGAGAGAAACTTAAACTACTCGTTCACGACGAATCAGGGAAATGGGAAAGGCCGAACAATATCCTTAACAACTGGAGGGTTACGAAAACAACCTTAAGATTAGGGGCAAGAGTTATTGGTAAGTGTATGATGGGGTCTACCTCAAATGCGCTTGACAAAGGAGGTGAAAACTTTAAGAAATTATATGGAACATCAGATGTTACAAAAAGAAACGCCAATGGACAGACTCGCTCAGGATTATATTCTTTGTTCATTCCTATGGAATGGAATTACGAAGGATTCATTGATGCTTATGGGATGCCTGTATTCAATACCCCACCTGAAGATTGTGAAGGCCCACACGGAGACCCTATTGAAGTTGGGGTCATAGAGCATTGGAATAATGAAGCTGATGGATTAAAAGGCGACCAGGACGCTTTAAATGAATATTACAGACAATTCCCGCGTACAGAGGAACACGCTTTTAGAGATGAGACTAAAAACAGTATCTTTAACTTAGCAAAAATATATGAACAAATAGATTACAACGAAGATTTAGCTAATAGCAATGTTGTAACAAGAGGAAGTTTTCAATGGGAAAATGGGATAAAAGACTCTAGAGTAGTGTTTAGCCCAAATCCCCAAGGTAGGTTTTTAATAACATGGACTCCTTCTTACAATATTCAAAATCGTCAAGTAATAAAAAACGGAGTTAGACATCCAGGTAATGAACACATGGGTGCTTTTGGTTGTGATAGTTATGATATATCCGGAACAACTGACGGTAGAGGATCCAAAGGAGCTTTACACGGTTTAACTAAGTTTAGTATGGAAGATGCTCCACCGAGTACTTTCTTTTTGGAATATGTAGCAAGACCTCAAACAGCTGAAATATTTTTTGAAGATGTGCTAATGGCTTGTGTATTTTACGGAATGCCTTTATTATGTGAAAATAATAAGCCTAGACTTTTGTACTATTTTAAAAGAAGAGGTTATCGTGGGTATTCAATGAATCGTCCAGATAAACTTTGGAATAAGTTATCAGTAACAGAAAAAGAAATAGGTGGAATACCGAATTCAAGTGAAGATATAAAGCAAGCGCATGCGTCAGCTATAGAAATGTATATTGATAGTTACGTAGGTTTAAAGTCGGATGGAAATTACGGCACAATGTATTTTAATGAAACGCTAAATGATTGGTCTAAGTTTGATATAAATAATAGAACAAAATTTGATGCAGCAATAAGCTCAGGTTTAGCAGTGATGGCGTGCAATAAAGATTTGTACAGACCGAATGCTCCAATACAAAAAAGAACAATGAAAGTTAAATTTGCAAAATACAAGCAAGAAGGCAATTTATCCGAGATAATAAAATAATAATATGGCTAGAGGTGTAACAAATAGTTTTTTTCCAAGTCAAGTTGTAAGTGATCAAGAGAAAATGTCTCAAGATTATGGGCTACAAGTTGGTAGAGCAATTACTAATGAATGGTTCGATGGTAATTCAGGAACAACTAGATTTAGGAGCAATCAGAATACATTTCATGGTTTGAGACTGTACGCGAGAGGAGAGCAGCCTATACAAAAGTACAAGAACGAAATGTCTATAAATGGGGATTTGTCTTATTTAAACCTAGACTGGAAACCTGTACCTATTTTATCTAAATTTGTAGATATAGTAGTTAACGGTATATCTGACAGAAGTTTCGATATTACAGCCTACTCTCAAGATCCTTATGGAGTTTCTAAAAGAACTGCTTATATGGAATCTATAATCAGAGATTTACAAACAGAGGAATTGAATAACTTTGCTCAAGAGCAATTTGGTATTAACTTATTTGAAAATGCACCTGACAGATTGCCGGACTCAGAAGAAGAGTTAGATTTGCATATGCAGCTTTCCTACAAGCAAGGCGTTGAAATAGCAGAAGAAGAGGCTATAAATACTATGCTAACTAGCAATAATTACGATCTTACGAAGAAAAGAATAAACGAAGATTTAACTATATTAGGCATTGGAGCTGTTAAAAATAATTTTACAGAATCTAACGGAGTTACTGTTGAATATGTAGACCCGGCTTACATGGTCTATTCCTACACGGAAGATCCTTATTTTCAAGATATATATTATGTAGGTGAAGTAAAATTCGTACCTATCAACGAACTTAAGAAGCAATTTCCTGATTTAACACAGGATCAGCTAGAGCAAATACAACAGCAAGGAACTCAAAACAAAGGCGTTTACGACCAGAACTTATCAAACTCTTCTAACAACAATAGAGACTCAAACGTTATACAGCTTTTATATTTTAATTATAAAACTTATATGAATGAGGTTTATAAAGTTAAAGAAACAGCTACTGGCGCAACGAAAATAATAGTAAGGGATGATCAGTATGATCCACCTATAGAAGCTTACGAGGCAGAGTACGGTAAGCTATCTAGATCTTTAGAAGTGTTATACGAGGGGGTAATGGTATTAGGTACTAACCTATTATTGAAATGGGAAATGGCTCCGAATATGATGCGCCCCAAGAGTGATTCATCTAAAGTTAAAATGAATTATTCTATTACCGCTCCGAGAATGTATCAAGGCAAGATAGAGTCTATAGTTAGTAGATGTACTGGTTTTGCTGATATGATTCAATTGACTCATTTAAAACTGCAGCAAGTATTACAGAGAATGATACCTGACGGCGTTTATTTAGATGCTGACGGTATTAATGAAGTTGACTTAGGTAACGGAACTAATTACAATCCTCAAGAAGCGCTTAATATGTTCTTTCAAACAGGATCTGTTATTGGTAGATCATTTACTCAAGACGGTGATATGAATCCAGGTAAAGTTCCTATTCAGGAAATACAAACTGGTAGTGGTGGACAGAAAATGGCTACACTAATTCAGACTTACAATTACTATCTACAAATGATAAGAGATGTAACCGGCCTAAACGAAGCGAGAGACGGTAGCACGCAGGATTCAAGAGCTTTAGTTGGTATTCAAAAAATGGCAGCAGCAAATTCAAATACAGCTACAAGACATATATTAGATGCTGGTTTGTTTTTAACAAAAGAAACGGCGGAGTGTTTATCACTTAGGATATCAGATATATTAGAATACCATCCAGCTAAAGAGGCTTTTATACAAAAAATAGGAGCTTTTAATGTAGCTACTTTGGAAGAACTAAATGAATTACATTTGCATGACTTTGGTATATTCTTAGAATTAAGACCAGATGACGAACAAAAACAGGTATTAGAAAACAATGTGCAAACAGCTTTGCAGGCAGGATTAATAGATTTATCAGATGCTATCGATATTCGTGAAGTTAAAAACTTAAAATTAGCTAATCAATTGCTAAAGGTTAAGCAAAAGAAACGTCAAGAACGATTGCAAGCAGAGCAACAAGCCAATATACAGGCTCAAGCACAAGCAAACGCACAGGCTCAACAAGTGGCAGCTCAAGCTGAAGTTCAGAAAGACCAAGCTTTATTTGCAACTAAGTCTCAGCTGGAACAATTGAAAGGCCAGATAGAACAGCAAAGAATACAAGTAGAGGTTAGCGCAAAGAAAGAATTGATGGAATTAGAATTTCAATACAACATGAAACTTAAAAACATGGAAGTTGAAGCTATGAGATCAAAAGAGAATTCTGCAGAAGACAGAAAAGACAAACGTACTAAGATACAAGGTACACAACAGAGCGAGATGATTGCTCAAAGACAACAAGATTTACCACCAAAAGACTTTGAATCGTCAGGTAATGACATAATAGGCGGTGGATTTGGCTTAGGTTCCTTCGAACCTAGGTAATAATAGTAATAACAATTATATAATATTTTATCATGGCGGAAGCACAAAACACAGAAGGTACGTTTAAAATAAAAAAACGTGCAAAAACACCAACCGAAGCACCAGCTACAGTTGAACAAGTAAAACAATCAGGTCCGATGTCTGTCTCTGAGGACGGAACTCTAAAAATTGATTTATCAAAACCCGTAGAACCAAGTGCTGATGCAGCGCAAGAAGTGCCAGAGGTGGTTGCGGATCAACAAGTTGAACCTGTACAAGAAGTAGAAGCGGAAGTGCCGCAACAACCAGAACCTGTTCAATCTAGCGAACCTGTTCAAGAAGAATTAGAAAGTGAATTTTTACAGGAAATAACAGACGAAGAAGTTATAGAGCAAGTAGAAGAACTCGAAGAGCAAGTTCAGCAAGCGATTGTAGAAAAAGATTTAGGTATTGAATTACCTGAAAATATACAAAAGGTAGTTAATTTTATAAATGAAACCGGAGGAAGCTTAGAAGATTATGTAAAATTAAACGTAGACTACAATTCCTTAGATGAAGATCAGTTATTAAAAGAGTATTACCAAACATCGAAACCTCATTTAGATGGTGACGAAGTAGCGTTTTTATTAGATGAAAACTTTGCATTCGACGAAGACATTGATGATGACAGAGATGTAATAAAAAAGAAAATAGCTAGGAAAGAAGAGCTTTCAAAAGCTAAAACATATTTAGACAATTTAAAGTCTACGTATTACGAGGAAATAAAAGGAGGTAGTAGATTAGCTCCTGAACAAAAGAAAGCGGTAGATTTTTTCAATCGCTATACAAAAGAAAATGAATTAGCAACTCAAACAGCTGAGAAGCAAACAAATGTGTTTTTAGATAAAACTGGTAAATTATTCAATGAGAATTTCAAAGGTTTTGATTATTCTGTTGGTGATAAAAAATACCGATTTAAAGTTAAAGATGCGGAAACTGTGAAAAATAGTCAGAGTGACATTAACAATTTTATCAAGAAGTTCTTGAATGAAGATGGTGAAATGTCAGATGCTCAAGGTTATCACAAAAGTTTGTTTACAGCTATGAATGCAGATTCTGTTGCACAGCATTTCTATGAGCAGGGTAAGTCCGATGCCATGAAAGAAAGCGTATCTAATTCGAAAAACATTAAAATGGGCGCGAGAGGTGTTCATGAAAATGTTAAACCGAACAATGGTGGGTGGAGCATAAGATCAGTTGACAGTGGGGGCAGCGATTCAAAATTAAGGATAAAATCATTTAAACATTTAAAGTAAAAAAATTATGGCACAAGGATTTGAAACAGAGCCAGCTGGCTTAGCTAACTTAGCACATTTAACACCAAGACCTATAAAAGGATTATTCGGAGACAATTATTTGTCTTTAACGGAGATGGATTGGGAGACTTCACAATTTTTACCCGAAGTATATGAGAAAGAAGTAGAACGTTTTGGAAACAGAACGATTACAGGTTTCTTACGTATGGTTGGAGCAGAGATGCCTATGGCGTCAGATCAAGTAGTTTGGTCAGAACAAGGAAGATTACATATCGCTTATGATACTGTAACATCTAATGGAGCGGGTACGATTATTTCTCTACCTTCTCCTGGAGCGGATGGAAAAGTTCCATTATTAGGAGCTGGAATGACAGTTGTTATTTCAAAAGGTAACGTAACTAATAAAGCTTATATTGTATCAGCAACGGCCGGCGCAAGTGTTGTAAATTACGCTATTAAAGCATACGACACAGCTAGTGGAGCATTAGACGCTGCATTAGTAAGCGCTACATCAGGAGCTCCTCTTAACTTATTCGTATTTGGTTCTGAATATGGAAAAGGATCTAGCTTAGCTGGTAATTCAGTTGACGCTTCTTTCACTACTTTTAGTAACAAACCAATCATCTTAAGAGACAAGTACTCTGTAAATGGTTCAGACGTTGCTCAAATCGGGTGGGTTGAAGTTACTACTGAAATCGGAACAAGTGGATACTTATGGTATTTAAAATCTGAACACGAGTCTAGAATTCGTTTTGAAGACTACTTAGAAATGAGTATGGTTGAGGCAACTAGCGCACAAAGCACTTTTACAGATGCAGGAGGAACGAAGACTATCTCAGGTACTCAAGGTTTATTTGACGCTATTGAGACTAGAGGATTAGTTTACAATGATGCAGCTTTTGACGGAACTAGTGGTCTTGGGGAGTTTGATACAATCTTACAAGAACTAGACAAGCAGGGGGCAATTGAAGAGAATATGTTATTCTTAGACAGAAGCACATCTTTGTCTATTGACAATATGTTGGCTCAGCAAAATTCTTACGGAGCTGCAGGAACATCTTACGGTGTATTTGACAACTCTGAAGATATGGCTTTAAACTTAGGTTTCTCAGGATTCAGAAGAGGTTCTTATGACTTTTACAAGACTGACTGGAAATATCTAAACGATTCTACAACTCGTGGATCAATTAACGATATTAAAGGTGTATTAGTACCAGCCGGAACTTCTACAGTTTATGACCAACAATTAGGACAGAACATTTCAAGACCTTTCTTACACATCCGTTATAGAGCTTCAGAGGCTGATGACAGACGTTTGAAATCTTGGGTTACTGGTTCAGTTGGAGGAAACTATACAAGTGACGAGGATGCAATGAATGTTCACTTCTTATCAGAAAGAACAATATGTACTCAAGCTGCTAACAACTTTGTATTATTCAAAGATACAACAACAGAGTAAATTAATGTAATTCTTACCCTCGTTGAAACTACGGGGGTAATTATTACTCTTATCATTAACATTTATATTATATTATATTATGGCTATAAAAGCAACGGCAGCGAAAGCGCCTAAAAAAGATGAATGGATCATCAAAGATAGATTATACGAATTAACTAGAGGTAAAAAACCTTTAGTATTTACAGTGCCAACAACACATAGTGCTAGAAAAGCATTGCTGTGGTTTGACGAGGAAGTTGGATATCAGAGAGAATTAAGATATGCTACTAATCAAAAGTCTTGTTTTGTTGATGAGCAACAAGGTCAAGTTACAATGGGACGGATAGTATTCAGAGACGGTATGTTAAGAGTTAAGGCAAACGACGTTGTTTTGCAAAAGCTTTTATCTTTATATCACCCATATACCACGGATGGCATAATAGAAGAATACAAACCTGCTGCAATAGCACAAAATCAATCAGATTGGATTGAATACGAATTAGCAGCTTTAAATTTAGCTAAATCACTTTCTATTGAAGAAGGAGAAGCTATATTAAGAGTTGAAATAGGAGAAGGGGTTAATGCCTTGACATCCTCAGAATTAAAAAGAGACGTGCTAGTTTTTGCTAGAAACCAACCTCAATTGTTTATGAGCTTAGCTCAAGACGATAACGTACAATTAAGAAGTTTTGGAGCAAAGGCTGTAGAGGCTAAGATATTAACTCTATCGCCAGATCAAAGAACTTTTACTTACGGAGAAAGTGGTAGAAAAGTAATGACAGTGCCTTTCGATGAACATCCTTACTCTGCATTAGCAGCATTCTTTAAGACGGATGAAGGTATGGAAATATACAAAGCAATAGAAAAAAGACTTAAATAGTCACCTTTTATAGTGATAGGCTACTGTAAAGGTGGCCTATTATTATAATAATTAAAAAATAAATTATGGCTGTAAGCATAGATACTGTATATCAAAGAGTATTAGCAATACTTAATAAAGAACAACGAGGATATGTTACTCCTCAAGAATTTAATCTATTTGCTAATCAAGCACAGCTAGATATATTCGAACAATACTTTTATGATATTAATCAGTTTGGAAGACTCTCCGGTAATGATACCGAGTTCTCAGACATGCTTAACATCCTTAATGAAAAAATAAACATATTCGAAACTACCTCAGATATGGTGTGGGCCAATAGCTATTGGAATCCCCCTGCTAACCTATATAGAATAGGCTCTATAGTTTACGAAAACACAATTACTACAAAATCGTTGTATCCAACACCAAACACAGTTGTGACGACAAAAGTTCCGGTTGAAGCAGAGCGTATAAATTACAATGAATATTTAGCTATAGCTCAATCAGGAATGACAAAACCAACAAATTCAAGACCCGTATTTGTAGCTAGCACTTCAGGCTACAAGGTGTACGGAGCTTCTGAATTGACCATAACAGATGTTAAGTGCAATTATATAAAGAAACCAATAGAAGCTGCCTGGGGCTACCAGATGATCTATGGAGAGGCTTTATACGACTCTACAACATCTACTGATTTTGAATTACACGCTTCTGAAGAAACAGAGTTAGTTATAAAAATATTAGAATTCGCAGGCTTAGCTATTGAAGATATGGGAATGTATCAAGTAGCAGCTGGAATGGAATCACAGACTAACCAACAAGAAAAATCATAATATATGGGACTTATAAATAAAACACAAGAGGAATACTATTTAGGTCCAGACGGATTATGGGATAGTCATGACGAAGATTATGGAGGTTATCAATTTGTACCTATAAACGATATTATAAATACTTTTATGGTTGCCTATGTTGGTGAAGATAAAAATATTTCCAAAGTAAAAAGAACAGACGTACAGTTTCACGCTATGAGGGCTATTCAAGAATTTAGCTTTGATTTATTACCTCAGGATAAAGCTGTTGAAATAGAAGTACCCCCAGGATTGTTTTTTGTTTTGCCACAAGATTATGTTAACTTTACGAAACTTTCATGGACAGATAATCAAGGTGTTGAAAGACCTATATATAGAACAAATATTACCAGTAACCCAAGAGCGCCTTTACAAGATAACGCTTATGAGTACATGTATGACAGTGATGGAAACATATTAAAAGCTGATAAATCTGAAACTTTAAAAAGATGGAGCAGTAATGGGTCAAACAGTATTGCTGATAACAACGCGTTTAATTTTAACAACAATCCAGACCTGCTTGGCCTTTACGCTTACGGTAGAAGATACGGCTTAGATCCGGAATTAGCTCAAGCAAATGGTACTTTTTATATAGATAATGTAAACGGTGTTGTTAGATTCAGTTCGGACCTTAGGGGTAAAATAATAACTTTAAAATATATAAGCGACGGATTAGGTTCTGACGAAGATATGGTTGTGCACAAATTTGCGGTAGATGCCATATATAAATATATACTTCACGCAGTGCTTTCAACTAGAGCAAATACTCAAGAGTACTTAGTAAATAGGTATAAGAGAGAATTATCAGCAGCCAGAAGAAACGCTAAAATTAGATTGTCTCAGTTAAAATCTGAATTGATTGTACAAGTAATGAGAAACCAATCCAAGTGGATTAAACACTAAGATATATGCCAGAATTAATACATACATTTACCGGGGGGAAAATGAATAAAGACCTTGACGAAAGGTTACTTCCTAATGGCGAATATCGAGATGCTTTGAATTTAGAAGTTGCTTCATCTGATACCTCTCAGGTGGGAACATTTCAGAATTTAAAAGGTAGTACTGAAAAATCATATTCTAGCTATAATTCTAGTACAAAAGAATACACTACGTGGGATCCAGCTGTTTATATAGATTTTCTACCTAATGCTATATGTATAGGCTCCATTGCGGAACCTAATTCAGATATTGTGTATTGGTTTATCACTTCAGATACCAATGATGCAATAGTTAGTTATAATACTGTTACTAAAGTTACTTTACCGTTAATAGTAGACACGCAAGATATTTTTAATTTTAATGCTGACAACTTAATTACCGGTATAAACATATTAGAAGGCTTATTGCTTTGGACAGATAATCAAACAGAACCAAAAAGTATAATTATAGACGATTGGGTTAATTCTACACCTAATTTTATTACACACTCTAAGATTTATAATAGAGATTTTGTAGAGGCTGATACTACTGTTATAAGGAAAAAACCTCTAACAGCACCTTCCGTTGAAGCTAACGCAAGCGGAAGAGGGGGAGCAGGTACAGGTTTGTCTCCGTTAAGCACTATTCGAGGTGGAACATATGCTAATTTTACATACGAAGACCCTAACGACCCATTGGTGTACATTTCTTTACCTACATATGCTGAAGATAACGCTTTGGGTTATGTATCTATAAATACAACCCCTGCCCCTGACAATTACGAAGCATTAGATATGATAACTCTAAAAGGGGAAGAAACTTCACTTGCGGGAGTATTATCAAAATATGAAGTAACATTGTTGATTGTGGGACCCCTGGATTCAGCAGGTAATTTACAAAAAGGTAACACACTGCAGTGTCACATACAGGCTATATCTGCCGATATACCTAGAACGCCGGAGATTGTTTGGGAAGTTCTTTTGGTTGAAAGTGGCGTTTTGTTTGAGTTTGTTTTTCCTAGATTTGCAACCAGATGGAAGTATAATGACAATCAGGTTTCTGGATTTTCTCCATTTACTGAAACAGTATTTGTTGGAGGTGAATTTGAGTACTTGTCAAGCGATGGCTTTAATGTAGGTATGGTTAACAATGCCCGAGAAATTATATTAAGCAACTTAGAATGGGGAGATGAAAGCGTAAAGGAAATTGAAATACTTTATAAAGCATCTAACTCCACTGCGGTATATGTTGTGGATTCAATATCTGATAAAAGTATAACTAGCTTTACAATATTAAACGAAGTAATTGGAGCAATAGTCAATTCTAACCAGCTACTTAGACCGTACGATAATGTACCCCTGCAAGCGAAAGCTCAAGAAATAACAGGAAATAGATTAATATATGGAGGATATACTCAACAATACGATTTAGTAGAGCCAAAAATAAGAACAGCTATACAGCAAAACAACCATTCTGAAGCTGTTAGATTCCCGGAGCAATCTTTAAAATCAATAAGAACATATCAAATAGGCGCTAATTTTTTAGACAAATACGGTAGAGAAACCCCTGTATTTACAACTAATAATAGTTCATTTTTCGTACCTGTAACAGCTTCATCAAAAGTAAATAAAGCAATAGCCACTTTAGCTGGCTCTGATATACCTTCATTTGCAACACATTTTAAATACTTTATAAAGGATATATCTAATGAGTATTACAATATAGCCTTAGATAGGTTTTATTTTGCAGAGGATGGAAACATATGGTTATCATTCCCTTCGTCTGAAAGAAATAAAGTTTTGGAAGAAACCTACTTGGTGCTGAAAAAAGAACATGATAATAACTCAGCTGTACCTGTTGAGGCTAGGTTTAAAGTATTAGCAATACAAAATGAAGCTCCTGATTTTATAGCAACTAGGCTTTCAGGCATAGCTGAAGCAGATGTTAAAGTACCTAGTAGTGGTTCTCCTACAAATCCAGGTGTTGGCGTTCAAAGATTTTCATTCCAAGGTCCTAGTACATCAGAAAACGCAAGGTTCAACCAAGGATTTGCAGCGGATAATTTTATTGTAATAGCTCAAGACACAAACGTTACTCGCGAATATGCAATAGCTTCAGGAGGACCAGTATCATCTTCAGATAGTAGTAACATAACATATAGGATTACCTTAGAAGAACCTCTTGGGGAAGACGCTCTTTTTCTAGACAGTTTAATAGCAGGGAATGAGTATACTGTAATTATAAAAGAAAAAATTGTAGAAAAGAAACCTGAATACGAAGGTAGATTTTTTGCAAAAATAAATAGAGATGCAAATTTTGACAACTATGTTATAAGCTCTTTTGCAGGGTTTGAACCAACATACGGTATTTTAGAATCTATAGATGTCCCTGATGCAATTGCTAACAGGGGAGCAGGTGCATCTAATAGAGGGTTTTCGGGCCCGGGGTTTACAGATCCTCAAGGCCCTTCTAATAATTGGCAAACAAAAATAAGGAAGCCTGTCGCTGGCTCAAATTGGTTTGGCGTAGGTTTTGCAGCTTATGGTGGAGGGCAAAGCTCCCCTATAAAACAGTCTGTCCCATCAATTCCATTGTTAGATAATTACTTAAGCGCTAATAATACCACTATAAGATTTTTTGATGAAAACGGAAAAAAAAGCGGTGTATATACGGTGAAAAGCTGGGAGGTTTTTTATCAAAGAAGAGGCTGGAGGACAGCTGGTGGTGTATATACAAGAACAACTAATTTTAACGCTAGAAAATCCGTCAGAGTGGTGTTAAATAAAGATTTTGAATCAGGATTTACACCTGCGGGTATTGAAATTATACGAGAAGTTGGGGTAGATTCAAATGATGTACTATCATCTTCTAATCCCGCTATATTTGAAACGGAGCCAAAAGAAGCTATTGATATAGATATATATCACCAAGCTTCAAACGCTATACCTATTAGTGAGTATGCGGATGATAAAACTTTAGATTGGTTTAATTGCTTTTCTTACGGGAATGGTGTTGAATCAAATAGAATAAGAGATGATTACAATGCTGTCACTATAGACAAAGGCCCGATTGTTTCCGCTCCATTAGACGTGCCTTATAGGAAAGAAATTAAAGCAAATTCTTTAATATTTTCTCAAATATTTAATTCTATATCAGGTGTAAATAACTTAAACCAGTTTATACAAGCTGAAGGCATAACTAAAGATCTGAATCCCGAATACGGCTCTATTCAAAAACTGCACGCTAGGGACACTGATTTAATTACATTGTGCGAGAACAAGTCAATGAAGATATTAGCTAGTAAGGATGCTTTATTTAACGCTGACGGTAGTTCAAACGTAACATCTAATAAGGCTGTTCTTGGTCAAACAATAACTTATAAAGGAGAATTTGGTATTGGAACTCACCCGGAATCATTTGCTGAATTTGGGTTTAGAATATACTATGTAGATTCTAATAGAGGCACCGTTGTAAGGTTATCAAATGACGGTATAACACCTGTTTCGGATTATGGGATGCATGGTTTTTTTCAAGACAACTTATCAATTAATAAAAAGATAATCGGTTCTTGGGATGCTGATACAAGGAATTACAACGTTACTTTAAATAATCTTACTCCTTACTGGCAACAGACCTTAGGAGCTGGTAAAACAGATAGACTTAATAAGGATCCGGAATGTGGTGCGTTTATTAATGAGTACCCTACATATTCGACTACAGTGTCTTTTAAAGATGATCTGAATGGTTGGACTTCTAGAAAAACATATATACCAGAGAACGGAATTAGTTTAAATAATGTTTATTACACTTTCAAATCAGGTAAGATCTGGGAGATGAATTCTAATACTTCGTATAATAACTTTTATGGCAAAGGACCTTCTGAAGCAGGTGGATTAGAACCTTATTATGAAAGCTCGTTTAACGCTATTTTTAACGAAAGCCCTACGTCTGTAAAAGATTTTAGAACCATTAGTTATAGCGGAACAGATTCTCGTGAATATATATACAAGACTACGGCAACAGGCGATAAAAACTTTTCATTAGCTCAAATACAGGCGCAGCAATTAATACCTACGGAATTTTCAACAACTAAAGGCTGGTATGCTAACTCTATAGTAACAGATTTACAAGAAGGTGAGGTTAAAGAGCTTATAAATAAAGAAGGGAAATATTACAACTATATAAAAGGATTGCCTACATTTTTTGTAGATGATTGCGATAACAATGTAGACTCCCACGAATTTAATGTACAGGGAATTGGAAGAGCAAGTGCTATAACTGGAGATACAGACATAACCGCATTTAAAGTAACAAATATAATTGATCCTGATTGTTTTACACCTGTTACGCCAATAGTGCCTATAGTCTTGCAATATGGAAGCACAGAATCAGCAGTTTGCTGCAACCCGCAGACAGGAACTTACTACATACTTGATGGCGAAGAATTTATCGACGCAGCATCTGTATTATTGATAGATGGATCTCCCGCGGCGGATGGATTTTATATAAAACAAACAAATTAACATATAATCACAAACATGGCATTTAGCAATTTTACAGTAAATGTAGTAAGTTTTAATGAAGCTGTAGGAGTGGACTGGACGCAGGCTCACCCCTCTGTAACGTTGATTATAACTCCTAATGCGGGGTATGAAATAAATGCTACTAATTTTTTACCTAAAAACCCGTTACCTCCTTTTGTTCAATCCGTTACTTTTACGCAGTCAGGATTTAACATAGAGTGCGTAATATTATATATAGAACCTAGTGAAATGCCTAATAATGATGTATTAATAGCTTTGTGTATAACAGGCTATGCATCTTTAATTGGGGTATCCGTAGCCGGGATAGTTACTTACAACACTACTTTTACCTCACCTCCAACGCCTCCTACATCAACAGCACCTTATAGTGGTAATGGTTTAATTTTTTCTACATCAGAAATAGCAAACCTAGTGGTAAAGGCTGATAATGGCTACTACTTCCCAGTGCTACCTACAGCTTCTTTAGCTATAGGTACCTTAGCTGATTACTCTATTGTTCCAACACTTACTAACGACTCAGCAGGCAATCTTATACAAGTAAATTTTGCTGTAAACTATACATTTCCAAATTATTCAGTCACCGGAGATAGCATAATAGTTGAAGCTAATGCTTCTGAAATATATAATCCCACGGTAGGAATTTCTGCGTATTCAATAAACACTAGCTTGATTGGAGTTGGAGGAGAAACTAGAACTATGACGGTATTTGGTAGCTCAGGATCTGTGTTTACAATAGCTATGGACGGTGTTGATCTAGTAACAAATATAACAATGGGAGTAAATGGTTCATATTCATTCCTAATAGTATTCCCAGCCGTAACAACTAACACTACTTATTCAATATTATTGTCTGGGGATTTAGTTAACCCATTTACGCAGCCCAATCCTTTTACAATACAACAAAGAGTTAATACAGAAGTAACTTTCAGCGTTTTATTCCCTGCTGGGATTGCAACTCAAAGTAGCGTTGTAAAATCTTATTTGCCATTTCAGTCTCCCCTTGTAGGAGATGCCGCAGAGGTTATAAATTTTGGATGGAGTATAACACCAATGGTAAGTTCAAACTTAATTTTAATTAGGCAACCAACAATTGACGATTGGAGTAATCTTAATCCTGTTCTTAACGGAGGAACAGCTGCTTATCCTATAGCCGCAATTAGCTTACAAGACCCCGCTACTGGTGGTACTATTGCTGTTGGCGGTAATATGGACGCTTACGGAGGCACTAATATGGAAACGGTATTAGATTTAACTAATATAATCGTAGTTCAATCATATACAGAGTTAACGTTATGCTATGCAGGAACTGAAGCAGATTTATGTTGCGGTACTTCTGAATCTCGTACGGTATTTGTAGCAGGAAATGTTGCTAATTTAGCTAGTGTAACTGGTCTTTTATATACAACAAGTGATTTAGACGTAGAAGCGCAAGATGGTTTCTACAGTGATGACGTTAGTATAACGTGCACAATACCGGTACCTACTTACTATTACTATCTACTTAGAAGTTGCTACGGAAATGGTTCTGAAACCAGAGTTGCGAGAACTGATACAATCCTGTACGATCCACCTAATGTACCTACCGTATCACTTTATACCGACGCATCTCCTCCTGTCGCACTTGGCTGTTTTGCTTTGTACGGTGACTTGACACAGACAGAAGAACAATGGACAAATGACGATGGTACGCTAGGCTCTGTTGATATTGCTGGACTTACTGTATTAAACACTTGTAGTGAGTGTGATCAATAATAAATAAATAAATAATTATGCCAAATTACAGACAACAAACATCAGGCAACTTGTTAGCTCAAGCAACGTGTGCTTCATGCTTTTCACAATTAATACTCTGCTACGCCGCAACAGCAGATGATTTATGCTGCGGAACCTCAATCCAAAAAACAGTTTTTGCTGCAGGAACAGGGATAACAACATTAGCTGCTGTCACGGGGCTTTTATACGATACAAACGCTTTACAAACCCCTGCTGCGGTTGGATTTTATAGCGATGATGCAGGAATATCATGTACCACACAACCATAAATAATTAATTATGCCAAACTATAGAGAATTAACAAGTACAAATTTACTCAGTGAAGCGCCTTGCGCAGCCTGCGAAACAGAAGAATGTGGTGTCTCAACAACCATTCCAACTGGAAATGATGGGTATTATGAATTAGATTTTGATACAGGAGGCGAAGCCACTGACACAGGCGCGATAATGGTATATTTCAACCCTTCGTCAATCCCAGATGGAATTAGGGTTTTTTATGACGGAGCTTACTATACCACTCTATCGAATTCTGCGAGTGGGAAGTTTTCGACCACTAATACACCAACCGCAAGCTCAGGCTTTACCGTAATAGGAGCTGCAAATCAAGTTTCTTGCTTGACCCCCAAATTTGGAGCATCAATTTCATACCCTTATTTTAAGGGGATTGCAAACAGTGCTTGGGTGCGGGTTACCGATACGAATGGTAACGTTGAAAATCGAAGTATAACAATTGATGCTAATGATTATATGGGTAGTGACATTGGTGCCACCATTTGGAGCGCTTTAGTTATACCTAAACCAACTAGCGCATCACCTAGAATCTGCTCTATACAAGCCTTAGGCCCATGTGCAACCACCGGTTGGGGAGTCTACGTTACTTGCCCCGCGGAATTACCATCCGTTCAAGCTTCAGTAGCACAAGGCACAAGCGCGTGTAGTAGCAATCTAACCCAAATTGTACACTTCACGCGAAACGCGAACACTGCAAGTGCAAATTTGACTTTTCCTGGTCAAGCTAGCAACACGGTTCCTGTTGTAGGAAACTTTGTTTTTACGGATGCGAATGGAACTACCCCTTTAAACCCAACATCCACTGTTCAATGGTATGCAACAACAGGGAATACTGCTTTTAGCGTTTTAAATGGAGTGGTGGTGTCTTCTGGCCCTTGTACTTAGAGTTAAAAAAATAAAATATGAACTCAATAACACTAACATTCCCTCAACGCTTAAACGCGTCTATACAAGTAGGAGACACAACTTATTACAGCAATGATATAAACGGAGTAGATATACAAGCTATGGGGGTGATAACAGCTATTGACAGGGTCTTAAATACAGTGACAACAGAAATAGACCCAAGCTTAACAAGACCTACTTTAAATAGCTTTATACTGTTTAGTAAAACAGCAAGTGTAAATACTAATGGTTTGAAAGGCTACTATGCTGAAATGCAGTTTAAAAATGATTCCGTTGATTATGCGGAATTATTTTCCGTAGGGTCTGATATTCTTGTAAGTAGCAAATAATACGTGATAATAACTTATAAAACAATTTAATATGGCATTAGGAGTAGGCGCTCTAAAAGGAGCGGTAACAGGCCTCGCTGGAATAGCTGGAGGTATAATAGGTAGTGGAGCAAGAAAGCGAGAGCAAAAAGCTGCTCAGGCTGAATTTGACAGGAATAAAGCTCGTATGGAAAATGCGGATACCTCTAATTTAGCGATGAACCAAGAAAACACTATGGAAGATCTTACTGTTAACACGCAGCAAGCGGATTTTATAGCTCAACAACAAAATCAAGGTATGGCTAATACAATGGATTCCTTGCAGGGAGCAGCTGGTGGATCTGGAATTGCAGCTTTAGCTCAATCATTGAGTAATCAACAAACAGCTAATGCTCAGGCAGCGTCTGCTAGTATTGGTCAACAAGAAGCAGGTAATCAAATGGCTGAAAGAAGAATGGCTGGGCAACTGCAAAACCAAGAGCTACAGGGGGCTTACGCTTCTAGAGCTGCTGAGAAAGATAAAACAGACACAATGTTAGGTATGTCTCAGAATAGATTGGGTGCAGCAAATGCGGCTAGAGACGCTGCTACGGGTTCTATAATTGGAGGCGTTGGCGGATTAATGGGCAGCGGTTTAGATGTACTTGGAGGTGCTGACGGAATGGTTGGACACGGTTAAAAATAAAATATATGGCAAATAACGCATTAATACAAGGAGCTAAAGAAACAGGTAGGAAATTTTTAGACGTAGGTAAAGCTGTTGCTCAGGGACTTGCGACAAGTTCTTCTGCTAGCGGTGGTGCCCCTACTCCACAGGTAGATAGTAGAATAGCTAAGAACAAAGCAATTCAAAGTAAGGTTAACAGTTATATGGGTAACCTTAAAACAGATATGGATTTTACTAGTTTTAGCCCTGAGGAAACAAAGACTATGCGCAACTTTTTAATGTCACAAAGATCAGAGTATGCTAACGCAGCTAAAGAAGCAGCTAAGTTTGATGACACTACAAGCCCTGAGTACATGGAATATGTTGACATAATGCAAGGAGTTAATAACAGCTTCAAGAATATGGCAAGCCAATTAGGAGCTTACAAAAAAGGCAAAGTAGAATACGCTGAGAATCAATTAGATGGCATGTACTCAAACGGGAATGGAGATGCTAATTCTAATGCGGCTAGAATATATGGCTTTGCAGATGAGGATGGTGATGGTGTGGCGGACATAGGTGTCAATGCTCCTTTTAAAATATTATCTGGCGGTAATATAGGATTTGATCTTGATGGTCAAGAAGTTTCTTACAATAAAATGAAACAACCATTTCTTAAAGATAGCAAACTAGCCCTTGGTATATTGAAAGATAATGAAAGTATATACAATAAAGGAACACAAGGAGGTGAAATAAATCCAGAAATGCTTAAGTCTTACGAAGCTAAGTTGACTAACGATTTACAAAATGAAGATGCTTTAAATTCAATACTATATGATTTCGAGAGTGAACTTAATGTCGCTGACATAGCTATAAGAGTTACTGATAACGTTTTAAGTTTAGAAGACGCTAGAACAGAAGTTGTTAAAAGATTAGTAAATGCTAGAAAAGGTGTTTTTGCAGAAGGTAAAAAGCAATATGAAATAAAACAAAACACCCCAGCTGAACTTACTGGAGCTGCGCGTTTAAAATTAAAAACCGTAAAAGAAAAGACGGCTTTGATTGACAATGTGGAAAACCTTACAAAGATACAGGGAATAGGCACTACGCGTTCAGCTATGTCAGAGCTAGATGGTCAAAAGCAACGAGTTTATAAAGTGTACGATGAGATAGGCAACCAAATCATGCAGAATTTTTCTAAACAACAAGTAGCAGATTACTTAAACTTAAGAGCGCAAGGCTTTAACTGGAAATCAAATTAAAATTAAATTATGGCAGTAACAGATCCAATATACAAAATTAACGGGATAGAGGCTAGCAAAGCAAAGATAGCAGAAATCGCTAAAGGGCACAACATGTCCGCTGATGAATATATAACTAAATTCAAAGGTGTTTTAGTACCGGGAAAGACGACAGACTCTACAACAACGAATCCAAATGTGGAGTCAGTGAATACGGAATTATATGGGGAAAATGGTTCTTTGGATTTTCTAGGCCCTATACAAGGGATAAAATTTGATAAAGAAACAGGTTCCTACATCAAGGGAAACCAAGAAGCTAATCTGTTCAACCAAGATGAAGAGGAGGGTGTTAAAGCTTTGTCTAAACTATACGAAGGAACTAACCTAGTATTTGAAGAAGACAACTTTAATAAAGTGTCTACTGAAGAATATAGAGACGAAGACGGCAAAGCTAAGCTAGACTTTGATCCTTTGGCTTTCAACATGTTTGATGTAGCCAAAGTATCCATACCTGGCGTTGAAGAAACCATACAATTACAACTAGATACAGATAATCCCAGTGTTTACGCTATGAACCTTAAGAGGTTAAAAGATTACTCTGAAAAATATAAAAGCTTTTTAAATGCTCCTTCAGGTAATGTGGATGACATTAAGAGGCTTAAAGATTGGCAAAACAACAATCAATCTATAAAAGATGCAAAAGAAAAAGCTTCTGAAAATTACTTGCAAAATCAGTCTCTATTTGTAGAAAGAACAGAAACTAGAACTAGCGGATACGCTTCTCCTGGAGGTATAGCTGTAAAAAAAGACTATGAAGTTATTATAAAGCCTCATGAAAAAGAGCTAGAAGCTGCAGCGGTTGCATTGAAAAAAATGTACCCTGATCTGTCTGACACTGAATTAACAGCTAATACTCAAAGAATTGTTAGAAACCAACTGTACCAGGCTGAAGTTGTTAATGCTAAATTAGCAGCCAGTGAAGATGCTATAGCTAAAGGTGTTGTGTCACAAGAACAAATGTACTCTGCTTCTTATTTTATAGAAAAAGAACAAGGCGCAAAATACAATCTAGCTACTAAAAAATTAGATATTATAGCAGATAATAAAAAAGATCTTAATAACGTTATTGAGATTTTAAACCAAGAAACATTTACAGAAGAAGACAATAACGCTGTTTTAGATTGGGGAGCACGTAATGGAATGGCTATTGATCCGGAAGCGGAAATAGTTACATTAACCACTGGGCAAAGAGTACCTTCTAGTTTTATAGATGTTGCGGGGCAAGTAAATTCTACGGTCCAAGCTCAAGAATTACTGTATAAAAATACCACTAAAGAACAAGACGATGCTCTTGCTGAGTTTGATGATGCTGCTTTAGTATCTACATCCGCAGGTAAAAACTATGATCTGCATGAAAAATACTTAACAAACATAGGTATTGGTAGTTTAGATTTAGCTATGGGAGGTGGGGTTCTTTTAGGATCAGCTGGTACAGGTCTTTACGGGTTAGCTACTGATGACTATGGAGCTTACGAAGATGTAACTAAATTTGGTGCAGACTATTCAGAATACTCTCAAAAAATAAGAGCGCAGTACCAGAGAGACATTTCTTTTAGCGATGGGTTTAGTAGTGCTGGAAACTTTGGAAAATTTATAGCCCAAGAAGTTTCAAATCAAATACCAATATTATTAGCGATGGCAGCATCAGGAGGTACAGCTGCTCCATATGTTATTGGTGCTACTAGTGCAGGAAGCCAGATGATGGACATGCAATCCGAAATAGCAATGGGTTTAGAATTAGATCCTGACGGCAAACCTAAGTATAGTCAAACAGAAGTTTGGCTTAAATCTTTAGGTGTTGGTGCAGCGGAAGGTGTTTTTGCAGGTTTAACAACTGTACCTATTTTACAAAGAGCTAATAAAGCTTGGTTAAACACAAGCAAAGATCAGTTACTTAGAAATAACGTATCCGCTTTTGTCAAGTCTTACGATAAAAAAGGTATTGTATTTGAAGGATTACTTGAAATGGCTGGTGAAACAGCTACAACGGGTGTACAAAATCTTATAACAGAAAGACCTTTTACTGAAGGAATGGACCACGCCGGGTTCTCTGGATTTGGATTTGGATTTGCTTTTGCAGGCATACCATTTTTAAAAGGAGCATACAACGCTCGATTTACTAGTTACGAAAATTTATCAAAGACAAGAGGTCTGCAAAATGAGATAAACAAACTAGGCCAATCTTACGCCAGTGCTACGACAGATAATCTTAGAGCTAAATTAAAGAATCTTATAGAAGAAAAAAGCGTTGATTTAGCCACTGAAATAAGTGCGCAAGAAGATTTGATAAATAATAATCTTACTTCAAGAGGTGCTCAATTTCTTATTAACAACATAGACCAGCAAGCAAATCTTCAAAGAGAAGCTAAAAGCATACAAGAAGATACGGATTTGTCTGCTCCAATTAAAAAAGCTAGATTAAAAGAATTGCAGGTAAAGTTTGATAAACTTGTAACTATAAAAGGCAGCGCTTTACAGCAAGGATCTCTGCTCAAAAACGAAACAGAGTGGAAAGCTTTTGAAAGCCAGGACCCAACTAAATATAAAGAATATATAAACGCTGCTACAGGAGAACTATACGGCGAGAAAAAAGGAAAAGATTCTTCAGAAAAAGATATAAGCAATAGAGCTTATGATTTATATTACGGGGATCTTGCGAGAACAGAGAACTCAAAGCAAGCGGGTAAAAAAGGAGCTTTTGACGGTAAAAACTTTAAGTCTTTCGAAACCGTAGCAGAAGCTACAACATATGTAGACTCTAGAGAAGATTTAACACCTGAGCAAAAAGCTAAAATTAACGAAGGGCTTGCTAATGGTAATGACGGAGTAGCCGTGCAGAAGACTGCTAAAAACCCAAAAGGTGTTACTTTAGCTGTTGTTGAAAATCAAGTAGCTAATCAAAGAAAATACACTAGAACCCATGAAGTAGGCCACCAAGCATTTTGGTCAATCTTTTCAAATCAAAAGAATGAAGGGGCTTTCCAGTCTATTTCAAATCAGTTATTAAAAACTTTAAAGTCAACGGACCCTAAAGTTTATGCTGAATTATTGAATGACTCAGTATATGTTGATGGGGAATTAGATCCTTCTGAAGTAATTTCAAAAGTTTTAGAATATGTTGCTGGAGGTAAAATAACAAGCGTTAGAAAAGCAAAAAGTATTGCTGGATTATTCGGGGTTATGACTCAGCAACAATTCGGATCAGAGTTTGATTTTGATTTTAGAGGCGAAACTGACATATTTAACTTTGTTGTAGGTGTTGCTAATAAAATAAGCAAAGGAGAACTTTCGACAGAAGATATACAGGCTGCTAAAAAATCTAAGCTCGTAGAGGCTTTAGAATCTGTAGAAGGTGTAAGTACTACAGATAGCTCTGAAGCCAAGATAGCATCATCCCAAACAACATTAGAGACTATAAATGCGTTAGTACCTCCGGAGGTTACTACTCAAGACCAATATTTTAATAGAAAAGTTTTTAATCCTATTTATAGCGCTACACAACCAAACGGTGTAATTAGTAACTATATAAAATCTAAGTCTTCTAGTAAAGAAATTGCTGAAAAGACTATAGCTAGCATACAGGAAAGATTAATTAACTATGATCCAGCGGCTGAAAGAAAGAAAGCAGGTAACAAACAACCTATTACTTTTGGTGAATTTATATTCGCTAACACTAATTTCGGTAAATTAGATGCTAAGAAAGCTTTGTTTAAGGAAAGCGAAGCTGCTAAGAAAACTACTGACTTAGATACTAAAGAAGCTCAAGGTAAAATTGCTGAAGATGACGTTGTCAAAAAAGACAGACCTAAGTTTAGAAAATTAATTGACAGTGGGGTTCTGCCAGGATTTACTATTAAAGAGATTGGCGGTAAATTAACTAAGGTTTTAAAAGTATTAAAATCTAAGCTTGATACTAAAGTTTCTATAAACAAATCGGTTTCACCTTTAATTGCTGAGATAAAGAAAGCAATGGGTAAGCAAGCTGATATTGATCTTAAAGAAGCTATGGGTGGGAAAGCCGATGCTAAATTACAGAAGTGGTTATTAAAAAATAAGAAAGCTGTATTAGAAAACATGACTACTACTTGGTTGATGGGAGCAATTCCTCAAGCCATACAAAAGTCTGTTGGTGGTACGTATAAAGTAGACGACGCCGGCACAAGAGTTAAAGATTCTTATGGTGATTTTATATTTACACCTAATTTCACAAGTGACTGGCAAGGTAAGACTATAGATAGAGAAAAAACATCGACAAACAAATCTGGTAAGACTGCTGGTGGAGATATTGTTAGAAGGTTGCCTAATATAGCGACGGCTTTAAGCGACGCTGACTTCGTTGGATCAGTACTACAGGATGTAAGTATAGATGCTGATGGCAGGATGACCTCAGGAGCCCCTATACGAGGTAAGAAAGAGTCTATGGCTAAAGCTGTAGCCGAAGAAATATCATTAGAGGTATTTAACAAAGAATTACAAAATGATAATAGCGAGATAAGTAAAGCTTTTGAGAACAATCAAGCAGCTTTAGGCGTTGTTTTAGCTGATACTTTTGTGGAAGATATAGCTAGGCAATCAGAAAGAGGGCAAGTTAAGTTTTCTTCTGTATCTCCTTTATTTAAGCAATCAGCAAGTAACCTATTAAGAAAAAGTTTAGATATAGGTTTTGACGAAGTGGTAGATATTGATGGAAATATATTGCTTGATGACGAAATATACAAAGGAAAAGCATTTGAAGGTGTTGGGAAGTCTATTAGAGACGCTTTTGATCAAGGGTTGTTGCTTGACGGGAAAGATCTTAGGTTTTTGCAATCTATAAAAGCCTCAAAAGTTATACCTCAAAGTGTTAAGGATCTAGTTAAAAGAGCAATAACCAGTAAAAGTGATATAAGTGCCAGAAAAGCTTTAGCTAAAGATATGAAAGTCGTGGCTAATGTTTTAGGTTCAGATGTAACCAATATTATAGGTTTTGATGGACTTGGTTTTTTTAATAGACTATTAGATTCCGCGGCTACAAAAAAAGATAAAGAAACCGGAAAGATTATACCAGGAGCAACTGGGCCTTTTTATGATTTTTTGGTTGAACTAAAAGAAAATCAACCTAAAAGCAAAAACCTTCCGCCAGAATTAAGACTAAACGAAGTTTCACCTATGAATTCCAAAACAGGAGTTATGGGCAAAGTAAGTAGAATTTTAAACAAGGAATGGACTGGGGATAAAAAAAGAGAAGAATACAGAAAATTAATACCAGAGATTGAAGCTGCTAATGTTCAAAACAAAATACTTGGCAATTATATAATCACAACGTTGGTAAATCTTGTTAAAGACGGAAGTATTTCGCCTCAATCTTTTATAAGTATATTGCAAGCGCAAACTAACGCTACTGCTGGTCTTAGATCTTTAACAGGTTTAAAATATATAACCTTTAAGAATGGTCCTCAAGGCAATATGAAGGGAGAGCATTTAGCTGACAATGGAACTAGTATGTTCGAAATTGCTGAGCTTGGGTTTGAAAACAATACAGATAAAGAGTTAGCTTTTAAAGTTAATGAGATTATGGAATTCCATGATCAATGGTTGGAAAATAGAGAAACGTTAGATTTTGTGGATGTGTTTGGTAAAGCTAATCCTTACAAAGATTTAAGAATATACTTATTATCTAAAGTGGATCAGTCTTTTGTTTACACTTACGACTTAAGACCTGCAAAAGAATTAATAGACTCTAGATCTGAGGCTATAAAGAGCCAGATAAACTTTAGTGAAGCTGTTGATTTTAAAAAGCTTAAAACTGTTGAAACCCAACAAAAAGCTATCAATAATGCTAGAAGCATTAAATGGTCCCAATCACCTAAAAAAATACGAGTATTTGATTTCGATGATACATTAGCACGTACGAAAAGTAATGTGCTATACACAATGCCTGATGGCACTACAGGTAAAATTGATGCTGCTACTTTTGCTAAAGACGCAGGTAAGATGGAAGCTGAAGGCGCTCAATGGGATTTCTCTGAGTTTAGTAAAGTAATGAACGGGCAAGCTGGACCCTTGCTTGAGGTTGCTAAAATTATAGCAGACAAGGGAGGAACTAAAGACGTGTTTGTTTTAACAGCAAGACCTGCTGACGCTGCTGGACCTATTAAAGAATTCTTAGCGAGTATGGGATTAAACATACCTATAGAGAATATAACTGGACTAGCAGACGGAAACCCTAAAGCAAAAGCTGACTGGATGGTTGGTAAAGTAGCCGAAGGTTATAACGACTTTTATTTTGCTGATGATCATTTAGGTAATGTTAATGCGGTTAAAGATGTGTTTAACACATTCGATGTAAAAGGTAAAGTTCAACAAGCTAAGATTAAATTTAGTGAAGGATTAGATGCTGGCTTTAACGATATGATACAGCGCCAAAAAGGTGTTGAGTCGTTCAAAGAGTTTTCTAAAGCAACCGCTCAGAGAAGAGGTAAAAAAGCAGGTAAGTGGAAGTTCTTTGTATCTCCTTCAGCGGAAGATTTCAGGGGATTAACTCAATACAAATTTGCTGGGAAAGGGAAGCAAGGTGAAGCTGATCAAAAGTTTTTTGAAGAGAGTTTAATGGACCCTTACTTCCAAGGTGTTGCAGCATTAGAATCAGCAAGACAATCAATTAAAGAAGACACGAAGGCTTTGCTTAATATGTTTAAGCCTGTTAAGAAAAAGTTAAACAAGCTAATACCTAATGAACAGTATACTTACGATGCTGCTGTTCGAGTGTACTTGTGGAATAAGGCTGGAAAAGAAATACCAGGTTTATCTAAAAGAGATAACAAAAAATTAAACGATCTTGTAGCTAATGATCCTGAACTAAGCGCTTTTGCGGACGGATTGTTAACGGTGTCTAAGAAAGACTCATGGCCAGAACCAGGAGAACATTGGCTAGCCCAAACTACTTTAAGCGATCTAAATAATTTAACTGAAAAAACAAATAGAAAAGAGTACTTAACTGAGTTTATTGAAAACGTTGACATTGTATTTAGCGAAAAGAATTTAAACAAAGTTGAAGCATTGTATGGAGAAGCTTCAAGGAAAGCAATTGAAAACGCTATTTCCGCAATGAAGTCTGGTAGCAATAGCGCAAACCAAGGGAGTGATGCTATAACAAGCAAGTGGACTCAATGGGTTAACAACTCTATTGGTACAATAATGTTTTTCAATAGAAGGTCAGCTATAATGCAGACTCTTTCATCAGCTAACTTTATAAACTGGTCTGATAATAATCCAGCTAAAGCAGCACTTGCATTCGCTAATCAACCTCAGTATTGGAAAGATTTTGCAATGATCTTTAACTCAGACAAATTAAAACAACGTAGAGGTGGTTTAAAGTCAGATGTTCAAGAAGCAGAGATTGCTAATGCAGCTAAGAACACTCAAGATAAAGCGGGGGCTATCATAGCTTATATATTAAAAATAGGTTTTACACCGACACAGATTGCAGATAGTTTTGCAATTTCATTAGGTGGTGCTTCTTTATATCGTAATAGAGTTAAAACATATACAAAGCAGGGGATGGATTTAAAGGATGCTGAAACAAAAGCTTTCCAAGATTTTACTAAGCTATCAGATGAATCTCAACAGTCGGGTGATCCTGCATTAGTATCTCAACAGCAGCGAAGCGTTGCGGGACGTCTTATCTTATCGTTTCAGAACACAACAATGCAATACACTAGATTGATGAAAAAGTCTAGCCAGGATATTATAAATGGTCGTGGGGACGCGAAGACACACGTATCCAAGATACTTTATTATGGAGCTATACAAAACTTTTTATTTAATGCCCTTTCAAAAACAGCATTTGCATTAATACCTGGATTTGACGAGGATGAAGAAGAGGACGATGAAAAAAGAGACAAAGCTTTAGAAAATAAAGCAGCAGAGGTGTTAAACAGTATGTCAGACTCGGTGGTAAGAGGTACCGGTATATACGGAGCAATCATTACTACATTAAAAAATTCTTTCCTTACGTGGGAAAGAGAAAATAAAAAAGGTTTTACAGGAGATCAGGCTAAAACAATTCTTGAGCTTGCTAACTTATCACCAGCTATTGGATCTAAACTTAGGAAAGTATACTCAGGTATTCAAACAGCGCAGTTTGATAAAGATGTTATAGCTAAACACCCTTGGTCAGTCACTATAGATGGTAGGTTTAACCCATCATCAACATACAGTATACTAGCTAACGTAGCCTCTGCTGGTTTTAATTTACCTTTAGATAGAGCTTTAACAGAAGCTAGAGGTGTAGCTGAAACGTTAGACGCTAGGAACAGTGTATTTCAAAGAATAGCGTTAGGGGCTGGATGGAGAGTTTGGAATGTTGGAGCTAAAAACGAGGAGTTTGATTTAATAAAAGCTGAAGGCAAAGCTAAAAGAAAAGTAGAAGGCAAAGAGAAAGCTAAAAACACAAGGGCAAAGAATAAGGAAAAGGAAAATCAAAGAGTAGCCAACTTATCTCCAGCAGAAAAACTTAAAGAAAAGAATGCTAAGGCTAGGAAAAAAAGAGATGCGGCTTTAGCTAGGAAGCTAAAAAAGAAAGAGGAATTAAATAAAAGAAACGACTCTGTAAATGAAGCGCTAAAGAAAAGAAGGAAAGAAGAATACTTAAAAAATAAAAAATAATGTCCATACCAATAACAACAAAGATTAGAGAAGCAAGAGTAGGATTAACTGCGCCTGAAGGTATGGAAATATCCATAAGCCCGGATGGAACAGGGGCTCCAGTACCTGAATATAATCAAGATCCAGCAACACCAGATTGTGGATGTGAAGAATGTAAATGTCCTAAATAATAATCATGACTGAAAACTTAAAAGTATATATGATAAACGGATCTGTAGTAGGATTGGCCACTTTTTCTCAAATAGAAGATTGGTTGAAAATAATATTACTTATAGTAACTATAGGTTATACTGTAGCTAAATGGACTAAAGTAGAAAAAGAAAAGAAAGAAGATGAGTAGCAAACTTACTGATAACTTTAGCATGGATGAATTCGAATGCAAATGTGGATGTGTTATGCCTGAGTTTGTAAAAAAGAATGTCCAAGAATTAGCAGAAAACCTACAGGTGTTAAGAAACGATGTAGGCAGGTTAGATCTAACTAATGCTTATCGTTGTAAATATCATAATGCTGATGTTGGTGGAGCAGTAAATTCTCAGCATCTAAAAGGCAAAGCTGCCGATATTAAATCAAAGACTTTAAGCCCTAATGAGATGGCTGTTAAAATAAATGATTTAATGAAGAACGAGTCATTCAAGTTGGGTGGTATAGGAATATACAATACATTTACACATGTGGATATCCGAGGAACGCGAGCTCGTTGGAGTAAAACAATTAAAAAATAAATAAATATGAGATCACCTTTCAAGAAAAAATTTAATGCAAAGTCTCCTTTATTGCAGCGTTCAATAACTGACCCTGCTAAAGAGGGGGTTGAGAAAATAAAAAACTGGGTCAATCAAAGAGAAGCAACAGGAATGTATGAAGATCAGTTAGGTAATGGTCAAAAACAAAAAGGCTTCAACAATCTTGACAATACAAAAAGGGTTTCTGAAATTGATTTTGGGAAAATATATGAAGAAAAGCCAACTGGCGCGGGACAATATAGCCCAGACGATGATGTATATTTTGCTAACTCTGACAACACAAACTATCATGAGTTAGGTCACGTTTTTGATATTGGAACAACCGATGCCCCGCAAAAAATTAATAATAGGCTTCTTAACGAAAATGACGTAAATAGTAATATTCAAAAAAAGATAACAAGCATTCCAATAAAAGATTTCGAACCTAACTTTTTTGGAAAATATTTTGGTGGTCAAGAAAAAAAATCTTATAAACTTAGTGATTATCAGTTAAATGCCCCTGAGGTATATGGAGAACTAATGGAGTTTAGAATAAAAAACAAAATAGATCCTAAAAAAATTTTTAATAAAAAAGATATTCCTGAATTAAGAAAAAAATTAAAAAAAGAAGATGGCTACGGTGCTGATAGAAATATAGATCAGCATTACAATGATGAAAATCTTTTAAGGCTTTTTAATGAAGTAGTAAGTGCTCCAAATGATAAAAAACAAGTTCCCTGGATAAACAAACATAGGTCAGTATAAAAAATAAACTAATGAAATAAAAAAAAGGCCCTCAATTGCGAGAGCCTTTTATTAATTAATATGTAT